ATGGGTGGGCTGCGCATGCGGCAAGGCCCGGAAAATAAACCGAGCTATGCCTTTGGCGGGCCGGTCAACACCACGGCGCAGGGCAACCCCGTCGGCGTGCTGTACGGCACGCGTGAAATTGGCGGGGCGATTATCTCCGCAGGCATTTATACCGAAGACCAGCAATAACCATCATCCGTTTGAACAGACAGCCGCAATAGCGGCTTTTTTTATGGGCGAAATATGGCACAGAACATGATCCGTGGGCGAAAAGGCGGCGGTGGCGGCGGCCACACGCCGGTAGAATCGCCGGACAGCATTCAGTCGATCGCCAGAGCGAAGATGTTGTTCGCATTGGGCGAAGGGGAGTTTGCCGGCGGGCTGGATGGCACAAACATTTTTGTTGACGGCACGCCGGTATTGAGCAGCGACGGAACGGAAAACTTTCCCGGTTTCCGCTGGGAATTCCGCCCTGGTTCGCAGGCGCAGGAATATATCCAGGGCATTCCCGCCGTTGAGAATGAGATCTCGGTTGGCAGCGAACTGAAAAGCGGTGCGCCGTGGGTGCGTTCCGTCTCGAACCTGCAACTTTCCGCCGTTCGCCTGCGCCTGGGGTGGCCCATGCTGCAAAAGCAAGCGGACAACGGCGACGTCAACGGCTATCGCATCGAGTATGCCATCGACGTGGCGACCGACGGCGGCAGCTACCAGGAGGTGCTAACGGCGGCGATCGACGATAAAACCACCTCGCTGTATGAACGCTCGCACCGTATCAACTTGCCGAAGGCCACCACGGGATGGCAGCTGCGCGTGCGTCGGTTGACGCCTAACGCCAACAGCGCCCGGATCGCCGACCGCATGAACATCGAGGCGCTGACCGAAATCATCGACGCCAAGCTGCGCTACCCGAACACTGCGCTGCTTTACGTGGAGTTCGACTCAAAGCAGTTCCCCAACATCCCGAAGATCAGCTGCAAACCGCGCGGCCGCCTGATCCGCGTGCCGGACAACTACGATCCGCAAACGCGCAGCTATACCGGCATCTGGAGTGGCGGCTTTAAGTGGGCCTATAGCGATAACCCGGCGTGGGTGTTTTACGACATTATTTTGGCCGAGCGCTTTGGCCTGGGCGACCGCATCGACGCTTCCCAGGTCTCCGAGTCCGAGCTGTATCGCATCGCGCAGTATTGCGATCAGCGAGTGCCGGATGGGCGCGGCGGCGAGGGCATGGAGCCGCGCTTTACCTGCAATGTATATCTGCAGTCGCGGGAAGAGGCCTGGACGGTGCTGAGCGATTTGGCCGGCATCTTCCGCGGCATGACCTATTGGGGGCAAAACCAAATGGTCGCCCTGGCGGACATGCCGCGCGATATGGACTTCACCTACACCCGCGCCAACGTCATCGACGGCAAGTTTACCTACTCGTCCGCCAGCGAACGCACCCGCTACAGCACCGCGATGGTCAGCTGGTCCGATCCGGGCAACCATTACGCCGACGCGATAGAGGCGGTATTCGACAGCGATCTGGTGCGCCGCTATGACGTGAACCAGACCGAATTGACGGCCATCGGCTGCACCACGCCGAGCGAAGCGAATCGCCGCGGCCGTTGGGCGCTGTTGACCAACAGTAAAGATCGCACGGTCAGTTTCTCCGTGGGGCTGGACGGTATGATCCCCATGCCGGGGCATATCGTCGGCGTGGCGGATCAGATGCTGGCCGGGCGGGTGATTGGCGGGCGCCTCAGCGGCGTGGACGGCCGTAAACTGACGTTGGACAGGAAACCGGGCGCCAAAGCCGGCGATCGCCTGATCGTCAACCTGCCTTCCGGCCGGGCGCAGGCGCGCACCGTGCAGGCGGTGAATGAACGCGTAGTGACCGTCACCACCGCCTACAGCGAGACGCCGGCGCCGGAAGCGGCCTGGTCCATCGACGCGGACGATCTGGCGGTGCAGCTTTACCGCGTGGTGGGCATCGCCGATAACGGCGACAACACCTATACCGTCAACGCCGCGGAACACGATCCGAATAAGTACGCCCGCATCGATACCGGCGCGCGTATCGACGATCGGCCGATTTCCATCATTCCGCCCGGCGTGCAGGCACCGCCGAAAAACATCGCCATCGACAGCTACTCCTCGGTGAGCCAGGGGATCGCCATTACCACCCTGCGCGCCGCCTGGGGCGCGGTTGAAAATGCCATCGCCTATGAGGCGGAATGGCGCAAAGATAACGGCAACTGGGTGTCGGTGCCGCGCACCTCGGCGCTCGGCTTCGAAGTGCCGGGGATTTACGCCGGTCGTTATCGGGTGCGCGTGCGGGCCATCAACGCCAGCAATGTGTCGTCCATCTGGGCGACCTCGATGGAAACCTACCTCAAGGGCAAAGAGGGTAAGCCGCCGATGCCGGTCGGCTTCAAGGCATCGCCTTTGCTGTGGGGCATTCAGCTCGACTGGGCGTTCCCGTCCGGCGCTGAAGATACGCTGAAAACCGAAATTCAGTATGCGGACAACGCCGCCGGAAATAACGCGATGCTGCTGGCCGATATCCCGTACCCGCTGCACACCCACGCCATGACCGGGTTGAAAGCCGGCCAGGCCTTCTGGTTCCGCGCGCGGCTGCAAGACCGCACCGGCAATCAGGGGGACTGGACGGGTTGGGCCGCCGGGCAGGCGAACGCGGACGCCGGCGATTATCTCGAGAACATCGGCGACGATCTCCTGACCGCGAAAGACGGTGAGCGGCTGGTGGGCGATATCGACACCAACATCGACGCCATCTTGCAGAATGCGCTGGCCAACAACGCGACGGTGGATCACCAGTGGGCGCAGTACGGTACGGTGCGCGCCGATATCATGGTGGTGAAAACCACCATCGCGGAGGTCGATCGCGGGCTGGCCGAGATGAAAACCCAGGTGCAGGCGCAGATTGACGACGTCACGGCGGTGCTGGAAGACAAACTGACGGCGACGGTCGACGCCGACGGTGCCACGGCCATCCATACGTTGAAAGCGGGTGTGCGGGTGAACGGTACCTTCTACAACGCCGGCATGTCGATTGCGGTATTGGCGGAAACCAGTAAACCCGTCATCACCCGTATCGGATTCAATGCCAATCAGTTCGTGTTAATGAGTGGCAGCGGCGACATGCAATATTCACCGTTCGCTGTGGTTAACGGCCAGGTGTTTATCAGCGATGCTTTCATTCAGGATGGCTCAATCAATAATGCCAAGATTGGGAACTATATTCAGTCCAACAATTATGTTCCGGGTGCCGTTGGCTGGAGATGGGATAAAAATGGGAATTTTGAGAACAATGGTACTGGAAGTGGCGGCCGAATGACTCAGAGCAATAATTCTATCAGGCTTTATGATAGCAATGGGATTCTGAGAGTGGCTATTGGCGAATATTAAGGTGGAGAAATGACGTGGGGATTCCAAACGTGGGACGCCAATGGCATCCCCAACAATACTGGCATTGTTAAAGTATTTACCATCGGGACAATTAGAGTAGAACAAAATCAGAAGGCTGGAGCATGGAGCTTCACCGTACCAAATGGGTACACAGTAGATTTTATGAGTCTTCAGGATGGGATTGGGTTCACTCAGGAAAGAAGGGGGCTACGAGTCATTGGTAACAACACCATCGAAATGTTTGATGCAAATGGTGTCTGGGGGGGAGGTACTGCCCCGGCATACTCTGGCTGGGTTATTATCTATCTTGTGAAGGTGTGATTATGTCATGGGGAGCATTATTCGTTGATAATGATGGGGTTCCGTGGGCCACACCAGATAGTACGCCTATGAGTTTAGTAAAGAAATATCATATAGATCGTGCTGGGGCGGGAACTGATCGGCTCGACATTGATTTTACTAAGCCGGTTGTTTTGGCAATGGTTGCAAATACAAGTGGAGTTATCGCTTCTATATCCAGATCTTCTAGTGGCGGAGCATCTGTCACATCTAAGTTAATAATTGGAAATGGCCCATATGCTATAGATGTTTACGCTTTCTCGACACAATTTCAGCCAGCAGTGAAATTTGGAATTAACATATTTGATGCACAGGGCCGATGCATTCAAACTAATGAAACTAAAGTTATGCCTGCGCCGCGGCGGCTTGGCGAGCCTGGGAGCGATGGAGCAGGTTACAATGTGAAAGAAACCTTGGCGGGCCGATGGGCGATAATATCAGCCACTACAGGTTACATTACGGCTGTTATTGGTCATCAGCAGCCAAGGCCGTTCCAGCAACCAATATCGAGCTTTTCAGCTTTTGATGGATACAACACATCAGTGTATTCCGGCGCATGGGATACTCCCGGCGGTGAAGCGCACAATATAACTTATTACAACACAAAGGATTCGGTGTACGTAATAGATGTATCTGGCTTTTGATTGTCAGTATGATCGACAAGGCCAATTGATGTTAATGATATTGATCGTTACAAACGATCGTTAGTCGAGGTTATCGATGATACGATGTGGATATCACAGCAAGGAAGATAATAAAGGTATGAAAAGGTTGGCTTTTTTATTATTGGTGTCTGCATCTATCACCGGATGCGCTGGCATTTTGGAAAAGCAAGAACCTATTTGCTATGGGACGGCCCTTATTGCTGGGCAGGACACATCAGTTCCTATCTATGGCGTTCGCAAGCAGGTTGAACAGACACAATATAGAGCTGGTGGCCCGTTCGGCTGGCGTTGGGTTAGCAAAACCAACTTCACACGCACGACCTGCGATAAATAAAAGTCACTCTACACCAAGTAACCCGGCCACCGCGCCGGGTTTTTTGTTGCCCAAATTCAGGAGAGCACTATGCCCGCAGGCACTCTAACCCTAACGAATAATTCCGCCGTAGTGAAAGGTACGGGGACGGCATTCAATACCGAGCTGAAAGCCGGTGATTTCATCGTGAGCGTTGTCGGTGGCGTCACCTATACGCTGCCGGTAAAAACGATTGATAACGCCACTCAGGTAACGCTGGTTAAAGCCTATGACGGCCCGGCTCAGCAAAGTGTTGCCTGGAGTGCCGTGCCGCGTGACACGATGAACGCCATCACCGCCCAACTGGCCACCGAAACGGCGAAAGCCTTGCGTGGGTTGAATTTCGATAAAGAGAACTGGCAACAGGTCTTCAGCAGTAGCGGAAACATTACGGTGACGTTACCTGACGGCAGCACTTACACCGGCCCTGCCTGGAATAGTTTTACCGCTGCATTGAATTTGAAGGCGGATAAAACAGAAGTCGATAAAAAGGCCAATAAAAGCGACCTCGGTAACTCGGCGTCCCGTGATGTTGGTACTACCGCAAACACTGTGGCCGCTGGAAACGATAATCGCCTGGGTACTATCAATGGGAAAACTGGTGGATTGATAAACGGGATAGTAAAAACTCAAGGGGTTAATGGAATTGTCGTTGATGCGTGCACTGCCATTGGTTGGGATGGTTCTACCGGTATAAGTGAACTTGTCAATAACCGAGGCGTAGGTACTGGCGGGTTTAGATACCGGATAGCCAATCAGGCTGGCGGGTTGGTTACTCAGTTTGAAATGCGCCAAGATGGTTCTTTCGCCGCACCTCTTGGATCATACTCCGTTGCTGGACGAGTACGGGCATTTTCCGCAATTGGTAATGGTTATCTTGAAGTATCAATTGATGGTTCTCAGAAGGGAATAAATTTCTTTGATTCAGACGAAACAATCAAAGAAAAAATTAATCCCGTAGAACCGGGTGCTGCATCGGCGGTGATACGTCAAATTCGCCCAGTGTCATACAAATTTAAAGATACTACTTATGACGGCGGGGTAACTATAGGTGCTGCGCATGATTTCGGTGTGATTGCGCAGGAAGTCGAGAAAATATTACCTAATGGTGTTACGACATTATCCGATGGAAAAAAATCTCTTAATCCACTTGAGCTTTTTGGCCTTTTATTGACAGCGAATAAGGAAATGCTGGAAAGAATAGATCGCCAAGATGAATTAATTAACTTGCTAATGGGGAAATAAATAATGGTGTTAGTCAGCGGGGTGTTAAAGGGGCCTTACGGTGATTCTCGTTCTGGCGTAACTATTACGATGCGCTCAGTGAAAACATCATCCACGGTGTTAAATTTGGCAAAGTCGCAATCTGTCACCGATGATACGGGCCGGTATTCGCTTAATGTAGAGCCTGGTGCCTACGAGGTAATTGTATCTGTCTACGGTGCTCAACCAGAGCGTGTAGGCACAATAGAGGTTTATACCGACTCCCTCCCCGGTACGCTCAATGATTTCCTGCGGCGTCCAGGTGAAAGCGACATCACACCTGAGATTGTGCAAACCGTCGATCGCCTGCGCGCCGAAGCCGCGTTGTCCGCTGATAAATCAGCGGCCTCGGCAAAGGCTGCAAAAGTTAGTGAAAACAATGCGGCGGCTACGCTAGCAAGTGCGTTAAAGCCTGGGGATTATGGGATAGGTGGGAAGGGGGTAAATACTGGGTGGGATATAGCGCTTTCTTCAGCGAAGGGGCAGTTTTTAACTGCGGGAAATACCGCGGCAAACGATGGCCCAGCCCCCACTACCTCGGCGTTTATGGGGATCAATATAGCGCATACATCGCTTGCTAACTATGCGTTTCAGATTGCATCTCGCGGGAATTTTGGTCTGCATTACAGAACGAATGAAAACGGCACTGTAGCACCGTGGGCCAGGGTTTGGGACACCAGAAATACAACCGTTGACGCCAATGGCTTCATCAAAAAAGCGTCTCCGATCGCCAGGTTGTCTGGCGCGCCGGAAAAGATGGCTGATGACTACCTGGACGACTTTGCACTGTCAGGCTATGCGGCTGTTAACAGTGAGGCTGCGGGGGTATCTGCTGAACGTGTTTCAGTTGGCGTTTACAAAGTCACCGGCGCGTTAGGTTTTGCGGAAGAGGGCTGGACGATCGAAGTACCGCAGGACGTGAACGGTAACCGCCTGTGCTTTGTGGAAACCGCCACCGACAGCGACGGCGTGATTACGGTGAAAATCAGCAAACGTCGTTTTGACATCGATACCGCAACGATCGTGGCCGGCGAGGCGATGGATATCCCTGAAGGGCGCTGGATCGATCTGCGCCTCACCATGCCGGTGCATGAAGCGGTGGAAGTGTTGCCGCCAGAGGCGCTGGTATCAAACGATGAAACGCCATCGGAAACCAACGCGGCTTCATAAATAAAGTGGATGCCAGGTAAATAATGCCGGTGCAGTAGGTTTCTGGCCGCCTATTGCATCGGCGCCGGCATTATCACCGATAGGCTCGGGCAGAACGACTGCCCGTTCTGCGATGCAGGGTTCCCGCTGGGTGGGAGTCTTCTCCCTGCGAATATCAGTCTTCCCGTCAAATATCCGTGACCAGCCACTGATCCGCTTCTTCGAACATCTCTTCCAACATTCGGTTCAGCTTCTCACGATCGCTTTTGCTGGCGTCGGAGTTCAGGCCGTTGGCCTGCATCGGTTTTACGCGCACTTCGGCTTCAGGAAACAGCGCATGCACGCGTTTTTCCAGCTCGTTGCGAATAATCTCGGCGGCGTTGGGCAGCCCAGCGACGTTGCGCTTGTCGTACACTAATTCTACAAACATGACTCACCTGTAAATACTGATTTAATGTACAGTATTCTGGCTTGAGGAAGGCGGGTTGGCAAGAGTGGGAAAGCAATTTTGCATGAGGCGTTCATTCTTGCTTGCGCTACGGGGGGCTAAGCCTGCCGCAGAATCATTTTCTTACGTCTGGCCGGTGGCCTGCATTTTCCTCGCTCACTTCGCGCGTGAATCTTCAAAGGGCGTGAACATTCCCGCAGTCTGCATTTTTCTCCCTTAAAAATCAGTACGTAAGGCGGTGGCGTCGGGCCGGGGCTCCCTGGTGTTGGAGGCCCGGCGCCACCTTTCTGGTCGCCGTTCTTGGCATAATGTTGCTCAACGCAGGTATGCGCCGGAACTCGGCGCTACGGGCGCTGATGCAGCGTCTTCGCGTTCTGACGGAGAAAAAATCCTGAGTGTTGGGCAATAGTCGCTCTATGAGCGCTGAATAAGGCATTCATCTCATTTCGTTTAAAATTAAACCGGGATGCGGTTTGCTCTCCAGGTGGGCTTTCTTGCACTAAATTGCTGCGAGGTTAATGATCAGTATTTTAGGTTTCTCCCGCGGCAGCTATGGCGTGAATGCGATGAAGATATCCCGGGCGTTGTAAATCGCCTCTAAAGTGTGATGAACGGGATATGAGTTAGCCTGTTTAGATGGCTTTTTATAAGTAAAATTAATTATTTCAATAAAAACCAGTCACGTTCATCAAGAACGATGATTTGCAATAAAATCATTTTATTACAATAGGTTTTTTGTGTTTTTCGTCCGTCGCTCGCCCAGGATTATTGTCATGGCCACCTTTTAAGTGGTTTAATGTTTTTAATTCACTTTAATGACGCTAAAGTATAGGTTTAAAACATTATAATGCAACCAAACAACATTAAAATATCAGAAGAAAATGGTATGTCATTGAAAATGATAGGCGAAAACCTCACTTACCTCATGCGCATGCACGGGATTGACGCCAGTCGGTTGAGCAGCGAAACAGGGATAGGTATTGCGACCATCAATAATCTGAGGAAAGGGGTGGGGAATCCCACGATCGCCACGCTTGCATCCATTGGTGAATTTTTCAGCGTAAAAGTAGGGGAGCTGACTGACAAGGATTTAAGCGTCACAGGGGAGGCCAAACACAATGTGAGATCGCTGCCGCTCATTAGCTACAGCGATGTAGAGCGTTTTCTGGCCAACACGATCAGAACGGCAGATACCTATACGACAGAAGTCGATGACATGACGGACGATTCGCTGTTTGTGGCAGAGATAACGAATAATTCACTGTCGCCTGAATTAGACCGTGGAACGTATTGTGTGATCTCCCTCAAGGAGCCATTTTGTGATGGGGATATCGTCCTGGTTAAGCTGAAAAATTACCCAATATGCTTAAGGCGAGTTTTTGTTTCTGACGACGACTTGTTGTTTACAAATATCTCATTAGATTCAGATAGCAGCGTGAAGTCCTATAGCGATTATGCGATCGTCGGTGTTCTATTGAAAACGATAAAGAGGCTGAAATAA